GAGTATTAATATTTTTTTGTTTCAATGATTTTTATAGATAAAGTATATTATTGTTTCAACTATTCTTTTTTCTCTCAAAAGTAAATTATATAAATGTTTTTGAGAGAAGATTTATATAATATTTTTTGTTTCAATGATTTTTATAGATAAAGTATATTATTGTTTCAACTATTCTTTTTTCTCTCAAAAGTAAATTATATAATTCTTTTTTGAGAGAAGAGTGATTAATATTTTTTGCGTAGCAAAAACACCCGACCACAAGCGGAATTGTGAGAGAAGAGTATTAATATTTTTTTGTTTCAATGATTTTTATAGATAAAGTATATTATTGTTTCAACTATTCTTTTTTCTCTCAAAAGTAAATTATATAAATGTTTTTGAGAGAAGATTTATATAATATTTTTTGTTTCAATGATTTTTATAGATAAAGTATATTATTGTTTCAACTATTCTTTTTTCTCTCAAAAGTAAATTATATAATTCTTTTTTGAGAGAAGAGTGATTAATATTTTTTGCGTAGCAAAAACACCCGACCACAAGCGGAATTGTGAGAGAAGAGTATTAATATTTTTTGCTACGCAAAAAACCGACTACAAGCGGAATTGTGCGGAATTGTGAACTACCATTTATTTTTTTTAACTTTGATTTTTTGCCCAGAACCTTTTTTTCTATCATGATTTGGGTCATATTTTTCTTCTTCATCATCTGAATTATAACTTTTAGACAATTCCCAAAACTCTTTTGAGCCTAATTTAAAGTCATTATGATTATCAGCTTTATACCAGAACACTTGGTCAATTAATTTATTGGATTTAGCATTATTATATATAACTAAACATTCGTAATTCTCTGTACATTGATCCATGATTTGACAAAAAGCTTCAAAAGTGGGGAACATACCCGCATAATTTTCATAAATTCTTTTTCTATTTGAAATATAATTATCACGTAAGATAAATACATAATCTATTTGAGAACGTAGATTTGGAGGGACACCTAATGGGTATTGCATAGTTATTATCAAAAGAACCTTCCAATGACGACCATTCATAAACAACAAACGCATCATTTTGTCTTTTGCCCATGTATTGTCATATAAACAATCATCTAAAATGACAAATGTTCTTGCATCAATTGTAGAACGTTTGTAAGCCTCCATTTCTTTTCTTATTTGTTTCAAAACTGTACTTTGACGCTTCAAAATATTTTCAACGATAGCTGTATTATATTCATTATGTATAAATAATTTTGGAACCATTTTACCATAAAACCCATTACCTTCTTCTGTTCCTGATATTACAGTACCAATAGGTATTTCTTGATGGTAAAAAAGTAAGTCTCTAACTAAAAAACTCTTACCTGTATCTCGTCTACCAATCAAAACAACGACAGGACCTTTTGCTTCATCTGCTTTGAAACTAATATTTTTCATATTAAATTTTTTCAATTCTAACGTCATTAATACTATAATGTCTATTTTTTATTATTATAATACGCAATTTTACAATTTATTTGTAAATGAGTTAAAACTATATAGAATTTATATTATAAGTAGCTAATGGTGATTCAAATAGATTATCGAAAAAGGAAGAATATTGAACTATTCAAAACTTTAGAAGAACCGGATATGTTGTTTCTCTCTAATACACAAAATTATATACCAACATATAGGAGATTTTTTTCCCTAAACGAAACAAATTATAATAATATAAATTTAAGCCATAAATGGTATATAACAAATATTAATCGCAAAGATACTGATAATACAAACTTGTTTTATTGTAAAATAAAAAATATTAATGATCAAAAGAGTAAGGAAAAAAAAGTTTTCTTTAAAACCGCCCCTTTGATAGACCCGTATAAATATTTAATTGGTAAATACAATATTAATGAACAAACAGTATTTAAACTACCATCTTTAAATGAAGATAAATCTACAAATGATAAATCTACAAGTGATAAATTTATTGACGTAAATAATTCGGGTTATATAGATGGGTTTTTCTCGTTTTTAACAAGTAAATTGATTTATGAATACGACTTTATACATGGTGTTGATTATTATGGCTCATTTTTATCTATTAAAAATAATTTTAAATTAAATGTTATCGATGATCTTGAAGATTTAATAAAATCCACATTTTTTAACAATAATAGAAATGTTTTATTTGATATTGAGAATTTTGACCATATTATAAATGACAATAAAATTAAATTGAAACCATTAAATATACAACATAATTCAACAGTTAAATCTATTTTATCTATAGAAGAATTAAATAACGAAATATACGATAATATTTTTGAAGAAGAGAAAATTAATATTTTTGAATTGGACGAAATATCAATATTACCCTACAATGACAATTCATCTGTTACAACAGTTAAAACACTTAAAACCGATTCTACATGTTCTTCAAGAACTTCTCATACATCAACATTGAATAGTGTTGAAGACAATAGTGGAGACGAAAATAGTGGAGACGAAAATAGTGGTGACAAAAATAGTGGTGACGAAAATAGTGGTGACGAAAATAGTGGTGACGAAAATAGTGGTCAAGATGAATGGAGTAATGATGATGGTTCAATAAGTGATTTAGGTGATGAAACAATAGATGTCATAATACCCAAATTTCCTGTGCAAGTAATATGTATGGAATATTGCGAAAATACATTTGATGATATTATTTTAAATAATAAATTGAATAAAGAAGAATGGTATTCAGCATTAATGCAAATTATAATGATATTAATTACATATCAGAAAATATTTTCTTTCACACATAATGACCTTCATACAAATAATGTAATGTACAATACTACCACTATAAAATACATAAATTATGTTTATAAAAATAAATATTACAAAGTACCCACATTTGGTAGAATATTCAAAATAATTGATTTTGGAAGAAGTATTTATAAATTTAACGGACAATTATTTTGTAGTGATAGTTTCAAAAATGGAGGCGATGCATCAACCCAATATAATACTGAACCATATTTCAATGAGAACAAACCACGATTAGAACCTAATTATAGTTTTGATTTATGTAGACTGGCATGTTCCATTTTTGATTATTTAGTCGATGAAAATGATGAAAATAATCAGTTGGATATTACTGATCCAATTAAACGATTAATTTCAGAATGGTGTCTTGACGATAACGGTGTCAATTTACTTTATAAAAAAAACGGAGTCGATAGATACCCTGATTTTAAATTATATAAAATGATAGCAAGATGTGTTCATAATCATACACCACAATCTCAATTAGAAAGAAATGAATTCAAATCATTTATTTGCAAAAGTGAAGAAATATCAGGAAATATTATAAATATCGATAAAATGGTTACATTAGTTTAAAAAATATTAAATTTATATATATATCTATACTATAAGTTCGCTATGGATAACTATGGATTTATAATTACACGACATGTAAAATGTGATAAAACAAATAAATATTGGAACACATGTGTTAGATGTATCAGATATTTCTATCCTGATAAAAAAATTATTATTATTGATGATAATAGTAATCAATATTTTATAAAAGCATTTAAAGATTATCATAATATTGAAGTCATACAATCTGAATATCATGGACGCGGAGAGTTATTACCATATTATTATTTCTATAAAAAACATTTCTTCGATAATGCTTTAATAATTCACGATAGTACATTTATACATAAAAGGATTTACATTGAAAAACTTATTGGTGTTTCAGTATTACCATTATGGCATGTTGAACCTGATAAACATCATCACGATACAGCATTAATTCTAACAAAAACATTAAAAAATAATTATGATATTACCAAAAAATTGAATTTTAAACAAAATGTTCATAAACATGATTTTATTACAAATACTGATAGTGAATGGGTTGTATGCTTTGGAGTCCAAAGCTTTATAAATTTTGAATTTTTACAATTATTGGAGGTAAAATACAACATATTTAACCTTCTAGAACATGTAAAAACAAGAGAGCATAGATGTGCTTCAGAGCGTATATTTGGAATTATATTTTCAATTGAATATAAACAATTATTAAAAAAAAAATCATTATTAGGTGACATACTAAGAACTCGTAAATATGGGGAGTATTCATATAATGATTACGAAAAAGACAAAAAACAAATGAAATTACCTTACTATATTATAAAAGTTTGGACAGGACGATAAATAAATTAGAAATCTGGATTTTCTGTAAAAACTTGCGTTACACCATTTGACTGAATTATTGGTTTTAATTGGTTAATAATAAAAT